ATCGACTTCAACGAGGTTCGCCCGCATCAGACCCTTCGTTACCTAACGCCCCGCGAGTTCGCGGAGAAATACCAAAAATCACTTACGCCACATTTATCCGTGGCCTAAGGTTTGGGGCTTGACCAGTGGACAAAGCATGACTTGGCCTGTCTCGGCGACTTTTACCAAATCAACTCCGCTAAGCGTCCGTGTGATGGCGTTCGCTCCGCCGGAGTGGCATCTCCGCGCAGAATCGGCGAACTGGGATTTATGCGCGTTATACGGCAGCGAAGATTACCGCCTTTCGCTCTACCTGACGGACTACGAATTCGGCGGCTATGACCTAACCCAATATGATGAACACGGTAAGGCGCAGCCGCGCAACGGCATCGCTTTGCCGGGCATTGATGAAGCGTTAGAGCCGTTCATCGAACATCTTACGAAATTCGCGGAGTTGGCCGTAGCTGCGAGCTTGGACTTATGTTCCGATTCTTGCCAGTTGTGCGCTGACAACAGCTTGGAAGATGAAAACGATGGTGAGTAACTTCCGCAAAAAAATATGACAGTCGCGTTACGTTTTCCAAAAACTCGACTATCTTTATTAGGTAAGCTTCCACGCCGAACCGAACCACTGAATCAAAAGTTTGTCCAAAAGATAAAGCCCGTTGGTAGTGTTTCGGATGGTGTGGAAGCCTAGCAAGAAACCCAACGGGCTTTTTGCATTTATGAATTCTAACAACGTGTTTAATGCGTCGGGGTTACTGAGGTCCGGTTCCAGACGAAAACACTTCATAAGACGGGTACGAGCGTTTGCAACGCAAAAAGTTGTAGGAGCGAAAAAGTCTGATTAGGGGTCGCGCCTGAAATCAATAGACAAAAAACTCTGAGGTGCCATTTCCGAACCGTCTCTAAACAGTGCAACCCAAAATTATCAAAGCTGCCTGACCAGCACTGTTGGCTTTAAAACCAACTGAACCGCCACACCGACCCATCAGCATTTACCGTCGAACGTCATGCTCAAGTCGGGAGAGACTAACAGAAATCCGAGGCTACGGTACAGGGTGACCGCCGTAGCGATGCAAGAGAGGATAGGCTGTCGCATACCGATGGAACGCTTTAGTTCTTATCTAAGAATGCAGACTCTTTCCCCTTGAACAGGGGGAGAGACTGCCGCGCCCGCTGGAACAGCGCAAAGCTCCGCACCTAGGAAACCTAAATTACTATGAACCTCCCACCCTCCCCGAACGGCAGTGCGGGATGAAGTTGGTTAGAGGTTCTCTGCTAAAGCTTTTGCCTCGCGCTTTTCGCGTCTAAGCCGTTCAGCAGTCCGTTCAATGCGTGGTGAGTATGCATGACCTTCTTCCAATGTCATGCGATGCGGCTCCATTTCCGGCCCCAGTAGATAATGTTTTACCTCAGCGGTGAAATGGAAGAATTCACCGTGATGTCTGAGGTGAGCAAATTTTTTGTGAAAGTCTCGTTCGTGCTTCGCGCCTCTGAACAGACAGATGACCACGGGGATGACGGGCGAACCCGTCTTTAATTGCGCGAAACGGTCTACGAAATATTTTGCTTGTCCGAACTTCACGAGATTCGTTCCCGGATATTCGATGACGTAAGTCAGGAGAGTTTCTTTCACGGCTGCGATTGTCGATTAATCACTGTTTTGTGAAAACTGCTACGACCGCCAGTCACTTGGATGCCGTCTCCCTTGGTTTTAATGTTAGTATCGTAGAATTTCGAGCATCCGCCTTCGATTCTGATTCCGACTGCATGAGTGGATGTTGACGAAGCTCCGATGTGCTGAAAAGAATTGCATCCTAAACTCGAATCAGCATCTTCGTTACTAACACTTCCCATTGGTGGAGCGGTAGCGACGGACTGGGGCAAAGGGAGTGGAGCGGGGTGGATTGCGTCAATTGCTTTCGGAATGTAGACCGGAGCAAAGGCAAGGAAAAGAAGAACAATTACTGCGGGCTGTCTCTCCGTGAAGAGCCATCTAATCGACGTTCCAACCGCTTTCAGAGCGAGACGAAGCAGAACTATGAGCCGTTGCCATAGCGAAGGCTCAGGTTTGGATGGAGGCGCTACGATTTTTCGAGCGACATTCGGCTTATTTTTCTTTTTAGCCATGCCGTAAATTTCGAGGCCGAAATCTGAACCCCTTATGCGTACACGCAAGGCCTGTGGTTGGGCTAATTTTCTATCAAAGTTTTGAGCCGTAACCCTTGCAGTTGTCGGACGACGCACAATTCAGCATCGCCTCATCATCAAAATACTGTTTGCGGTCGTCTGCAATCACGGGCCTGATATTTTGGAGCAATGCTCGCCCCAATCGAACGACGCGCTCGACCCCAGTCTTATCGCTTAACAAGTAGTAGTCGATAGCCGCGAACGCATATCCGCCTGCTGCCGCAAACGCATCAATGCTTTGCAAACTGTCGGGGTCAGTCGCGCACTTAAGAATATTGCGCGAGAGTTTCTCCTGTAAGCGTCCGTCCTCCGCCATATCAGAACGTTTACCGTCACCCCAGTTCCCTTTCGGGATGCCCGCATTTTGTGCTCTCAATTCACAAGGGCTCGGCCGACGGAAAATCGTTTCACTAGGTAGCGTATATAATTGGCCAACAATCAAAAGGGTTAGAACGTTTATCACTGACCGTTCCTCGTATCACGGTCGCCTGCAGCGTCGGCCTCGGCTCGGCAGACGTACGCGCCTGCTCGCGTGTTTCCGTACCATCTCATCCCTTTTTCGTGGTAAATTCCGGTGTTCGTGTTCAACCACACCACGGTGTCTTTCGGGCAATGAGCTTGCGCCGCTGATTCCGTAGAGAATAGCTGCATTGAACCCGTTGATACCGGGTGATGCGAACGTGCGGAACTCGCTTGCGGCTGAACGAGCAACAGGACACTTGCCAATACTGCGATGGCTAGATTTCTCATTCGCGAAGCCCTTTCGGTAAAACGACCAGTCTACGTCCCTTGGAGCCTTAGATGGCTGAAACCTACTTTCCGTTTCGTCTCCGGTTCAAGGCCCGTTGTGGACGCATTCCTTGGTATTGATGCACTTCACGTTCTTAAAGTGGTTATCGTAAGAGCCGTATCCGTTGACGACTCCTCGTTCGCCGCCGACGCTTGTTATGTTCTCAAAAGAATTATCGTGAACTGAGCCTGCGTTACTTCCAATCGGTGGATTCGTAGCGACGGCTTGGAATGACTGAGCCGGAGGCGGAACCGTTTGCGCCCGATTGTACCAACCGCCCGCAATAAGCACGATGATGCCGACAACGATAGGGATGGCGAACTTCTCAACGGTCCATTTCAAAGCCGAAAGCCACCAAGATTGCTTTGGCACCGTGGTTGGTGTGAGTTTTCTTTTTGTGTTTGGCCTTTTCTCGTTCGGCATGCCGGAGATTTCTAGGCAAATACGCCTACCCCTTATCCGTGCGCGTATAGGGTCAAATTGTTACAGCGTCTGTAACGCTTGCGTAAGTAGTAGTAGACCACTCACTTACGGAGCAAAGACAATGAACGAAAGAGACCCATTAGAAGCCCTACGAAAAATAAATCCCTACTTCAGCCGCCCCATCACTGAGAATCAAGCCTGTTCGTTTTTAGAAAACGGATTCACTCGCGAGGAAATCGCTGCAGCGGACCAAGCTTTTTGCAAGAGATGGGAAGATGTCGTTTTCAAACACAACCCCGAAGGCCCCGCAACGTTAAGACAGATGATTCGCTTACTCGAATTTGTAGAAACTGACCCCGCCTTAATCGCTTGCGACCATTTCGACTCTAAGGTTTTTCGATACAACGATGCGAGGAAACTAATTAGCGAGCATCTTCGGAATACTGAGTCAAAATACCACGATGCAGCTTACACGGATTTTTGCAAGAAGAATCGCTTTAAGCGATAAGGATGAACTAAAATTAATCCAGCAGCGTCAAGCTGTACCCAGGAGATGAACTGCAACGCCGGAGTTTAACGCTTCGGCGTTTTGCATTCCCTTTGAACTATAATACCGTTAAGGCTTGCGGTGTTCTCATCTCATCCGTTTCACCTGACCGATGAGGCATCGCGAGCTTAATCCTTCGCTCTAGGATGTTCGTGGTGGGTTCCGTTCGATTAGCTCAGTGGCTCCGGCTGCTGAGCTTTTTCTTTGCTTGAAATGATACGGACGTTCGTTGCTTGCGTACTATTATTTTAAGAGGACACAACGGAGGTTAGAAGATGTTATGTACCAAGTGCAGCCTCCGCGAAATAGTTCCCAATCAGTTGTACTGTCGCGAATGCAAGAAGCAAATTCAGAAACATTGGGAGCAAAACAACAAAGACAAAAGAGCCGCGATTATGCGGAGATACCGAGCGAAATTAAAGAAAGAGCGTAACGAAGATGCCTTACCGAGCAACCAAAGCGCAGAAGCGCAAGAGCCTAGAAAAAATAATGACTAAGCACCCTGAAATCAAGTTCGATGATGCCGACCGCGATTTAATGGAACGGTTTCAGTGGAACACATCAACCAAAGACGGCAGTACGAGACTTCAGACGAGACACCGAAAATCGACTGCACAAGCGACGCGATTGATTGCGTCGGCAGTCTTAGGACGCGAGCTAGAATCTCATGAGCGTGTTCGTTCGATTAACGGTCAGCCCTTAGATTTACGTCGTGACAATTTAATCGTCACGAACACGGCTGAGCTAATCAAACATGCGAGAGATGCAAAGAAGGCGGAGTCAATTCCCAAACGCCCGCCAGTGAACACGACTTGTCCGACGATTCGGGTTCAGATTAAATCTCAGCTAGTAGTTGATTTAATGCCCTATGATGTTTGGGGAGCCGACGATAAATGCCGTGATGCAGTAGCAAACGACATTCATTCATATTGCAAAACGAGATGGCCGGACTTGAAACTTCACGGAGAATCCGAATGGGCTGAAGTTTGGAACCCGAGCTACGAACGCGAGGAGTGCTAAGAAATGGCTTTCACCTTTACTTTCAACTGCTTACAACTGTCCGAACAAACTACAACAGACGGAACGAGCGTTCTGTTGATGGCCGGGCCACAATCACAGTGGAATCTGAGCTATCAAGCGGACACGTTTTCAGAAGCTTTGTCGGGATTCAACAACGACATTTCAGCAGCGATTACGACGAATCAACCGCTTACTGCAATGACTACGACCGAGCCCGTTTCAGGTGCTTAAGGATGCTGCTTTCCCTGGTGTTTGCAGCCTTCGTTCTCGGTTACCTCATCGTGACGTTTCCGGGCATTCCCCCCGACGACGATAAAGACTGAACGCTTCCAATTTCATGTGCCTAACCAATTGCGTATTTTTTAAGGAGTACCGCCTGATGAACTGAGGTCCTTAGATGCCCGCATTTGCAATTAACACGGCCACGAATCCCGCGAGCGGAAATGTTGCAGTAAACAACGTGACGCGAGACGGCCTAATAGAATCAATTCAACTTACGAATTTAAGTGACCCCAACACGGCAGTATGCGCGGCGGTCACTTCAAACGGATTAGCAACGTTTGCGCCCTTGACTTCAGGCGTTCCGAGCTACTACTCCGGCACGAATGGCATGGTAACAATTCCCTCGGGGACTCGCGTCGTAAGTATCGCAGCCGCGAGCTTATCAGGCGGCTCGTTGATTATCAATAGTACTCAGACAATCACGATTCAGCCGAACTCATCTGTTTCAATAGGACCGCAGGGCAATTTGTCCGCTCCTACGTTGCAGTTCGTGAACACGTCATCTTACATCATTGAAGCGGTGACGTAATGGCTGTTTCAATTCATCTCGCCACACCTGGCGTTCCACTTCAAATCGCAGCCAATTCGACGTACTTCGTTCCAAACAACACCCAAGTTCTTTACGCTTCAACAATCTATTTGCAATCCAACGCAATGATTTACACGGCTGGTAACGCGCTTTTGGTGGGTGTGAAAGTGAGTTAAAGCCTATGCCGTTCCTAAATGACGCTACGCCCGCTTCAGGCTTCATCACGCCCCAGGGTTCGCAACAAGTATTATTCCTAAACACTAACGGACGATGGTCGTCGCTCAATTCAAGTAACGTCGTCGCCCCATTAGCAGGCGTGGCATCCACGGGCACCATCGCAGCCTCGGGAATCGCCATCTTCGCGGATACCACAGGCGGAGCGATTGCATCACTTCCGGTGTTACCGATTGCCTCAGGTGGTACAGGCTCAGCGACTCAGCCTTTCGTTGATTTAACGACGAATCAAACTTTACAAGGCGTAAAGTCTTTTGCTTCGCCTCCGGTTCAATCGGGCGCGGGCATTGCTGCGGGCACCATTCCGCTTAATGCGCTCGCTACACAGCCAGTAGCATCAGTAACGGGAACTGCGCCCATCGTTTCCAGCGGCGGCACCAATCCGGCGCTGAGCATCACGAACGCGACTACAGCAGCAGCGGGCGCGATGTCAGCCGCGCAGTTTAAGAAGCTTGGCGGTTTGTGGCTTGATGCCGTCGCTGATGGTGGTGCGGACCCATCCGGTGCTACCGATTCCACGAATGCCATTAACACGCTCATTGCTCAACTGAACGCATCGACTTTCGGCGGAGTGCTTTATTTCCCGGTCGGCTTCTACCTAATCGGTAGTTCGCTCACGGCGATTACGCAGACTTCAGTTCGAGTCATTGGTCAGAGTCGCACTAATACAATTATTTACTACACAGTTCCGACCGGAGATATGTTCTCCGTAACGGGTTGGTACGACCAATTCGAAGAGCTACAATTTCAAGGTCTCAACACGACGATTGCTAGTGGTTCGAGTAGCGTTGCGTTTCCGATATCCGGCGGTGTTCTAAACGTCGCGAGTACCGCGAACTTCGCGAACTCCGGCTCAATTTATGTTGCTACGAATTCGACCGCTACGGCATGGCAGCTTATTTCATACACCGGAAAAACTGCTACGAGCTTTACGGGATGCACGGGCGGCACGGGAACCGCTGCTGCAACTGGGGGCTACGTCTTAGGACGTACTAGCGGCTACGCAATCAATCATTCCGGCGGAAACTACGCTTTAGTTCGTCACTGCGAATTCAATTCGAATTTTAACATCATCAACTTCGCGGGTCAAGACGACCACGTAGATGATATCAACTCACGTAATTTCGCGGGCACCTTGGTTCAGATTTCGGGCACAAATCAGAATCTCTACTTCAATCACGTATTCGCCGAAAATCCGTGTCAGGCAACAGCCGGAATTGCATGTTCGACGAACCTCGGTTCGCTGCTAATCGACAATTCGGGGATGTCACAATGTGGGATTACCTTAGACTTGAATCCCGGCGCAGGCGTAACAATTCCAACCGTTTACGTCAGCAACACGTTTTTTGACACCGGAACTTACGGAGTACGATTCAGAGGCTCAGGTTCAATTTACCGCTGTCTTTTCGTTAATTCTTGGTTCTCGTCCCATACGAATCACGGTGCATCAATTGAACAAGCAAACGTTGACGGAATTGATTGGATTAATTGCCATTTCTTCGGTAATTCCGGCTGGGGTATCTACGCATCCGGCGGCGGAACGAGATGGTCCGTTAATGGCGGCTGCAAGTTTGCAGGCAACACTTCAGGTGCCGTTTACATCGCACCCTCCGTAAACAGTAATTCTCAAGTAAGGATTACCGGAAACACTTTAGGCCCAACCGCAGCATTCGGCGCTAATGGCGTCGGTGTTCAGATTGCAGCCGGGACATACACTTCGCTTACGATTCAACAGAACGACGTAAGCGGAAACACCGGAGCCGGAATCATCGACGGTTCGACGGCAGTCGGCACCAAGATAATTAAAGACAACATCGGCGCGATGGTTCAAGGTGGAGTAGTCGCACTCACAACCGCGAGCCAAGCTGCGACGACGACAGAAGCCCAAGTCGTCGGCTACACCATCCCCGCCTACGCGCTACAAATCGGCACAACGTTCCGAATTCGAGTCATCGGTCAAGATACGACGACAACCGCAGCCGGAACCGCAACGTTCCGCCTTAGAATCGGTACTGCGAGTTTAACGGGTGCAATAGCTGCAAGCTTCGCTAATACGTCGGTCGTCGGAACGGCAATCGGATTCACGCTCGAAATAATTGCGACCGTCAAAGCAATCGGTGCATCCGGCGGAATCGAAGCAATCGGCATTCAGCAGAATTCTGCTGCTACCGGATTGACCGCTACCGCTACCGTGTTCTCTCCGGCCAACGGAACGGCTCCCGCAAACACCGCCGTAAACACCACGGTTCAAAACGTCCTTGAATTTAACATGCTCACGTCCGCGACGACCTCACTTCCGACCGTCTACCTAGCCGAGATTGAAGTAATTCGGTAATGCTGATTCTTTTACTGAATCAGGGCAGTTCAAGGCTGCTAGCAAATCAGACGGTAACGCTCGCTACATCGGATACGCTCGCTAGGGTATTAGTAGCTCCTAGAGCCGCAACCGATACCGTAGCGACCTCAGACGCATTGAATCGTCTCGCCGTCGCTTACCGCGCGCAGAACGACACACTGCAAGTAGCGGACTTTCTACAACGTCAAGCGTTGCTCAATCGCTCACAATCGGATTCGTTCATTACGTCGGACTCAATTGCAAGGCTTGTAGTGGCTTTTCGAAATCAGGCTGATACATTTACTACGTCCGACATTGTAAACCGCGCCGTAAGCCTCTACAGGGCACAAAACGAGGCCCTGGTAACGGTCGATTCCCTACAACGCACCGTAACGGCTATCAGAAGTAAGGTCGATTCCCTAACTACGTCTGACTCGCTTCAATCAGGTAAGTATTTTACACGATTATTGACCGAGGTTTTATCAGTCGTCGATTCGGTAAGCCGTAAAATCACACTGATGCGCTCAGAAACAGAAACGTTTCAGATAGCAGATTCCGTGAATCGTCAACAGTTCGTTAGCCGTTCGGCCTCGGATTCGCTGCCGACCATAGATGCGCTACTAACGAATTTAATCGCTAGTAGAATGCTCACGGACGCATCGACCTTTTCAGATGCAGTCAACCGCGCGCAGTTGGTAACAAGACAAGCTGAAGATTCTCTAATGACGGTTGACGTTTTGAATCGTGTTCTGCGATTGATGCGAACGAGACACCTTGACCTCACGACCAGTGATAAGCTCACGAAGTTCATGCTCAAAACAGTAGTAACAGTAAATTTACTTACGAGCATTTCAGAATCCGTCAGACTATCCGCACCAATTTCGAAATCAGTCAGGACGCAAATGCCCTTAAATCAATCCATCGTAGTAGCAACGCCGATTCAAACGAGCCTGACGATACCGACCGCTATCCAAACGTCGATTCGATTGCAAACGCCCATCATTACTAAGATGCGACTACAGACGCCCTTAATTTAAACCGAGGTCCAAGATGAACATTCAACAGTCACAAATTGGTTTTAGAGTCGAACTGCAAGCGTACACAACGGGCACAACCCCACTGAGTGGCTCAATCAACACGATGGTACTCGTAAGCCCCACTGGTACTAGAACAACCTACCCTTGTGCAATCGACCCGCAAGGGCTCTACGCTTTTTACGTAACGAATGGTAGCGAATTCGCAGCTACTGGCGTTTACAAAATTCAATTAGAAACGACTTACGGCAGCAGCGTCTTTTATTCAGCAACTCAAACCGTGAACGTCTTAGCGAATTTGTAAGATGGCAGATTCACCGTGGAGTCTCGGGTTTGATGACGACGAAAACAGACTGACCGCTTATCATCGAAACCATGTGCTTTGGAACAACAAGGAGCAAGGCACATGGAAGGCGTTCAAAAAGGGCGATTTAGTTCACATAATTGCGCGAGATTATGACGACCTCATTCGACAAATCAACGAACGTGAAGGCGTAGAGAACTCAAAGTTAAGTGAAATCAAGCACCTACCGGAGTTTCCGCAATGAACATTGCAGAATTAACGATTCAATTGATGTACTTTCGCGCACAAGCCGCAGAATGGTTTTTCGATGAACTGCACATCATCCAAGGCGTAAGAGGGTTAATCAAAACGAAGATTCACCCAGAGGACCAACCACTCGCGTTGAACTTGATTCCAATGATTACCAACCGACAGAACGGGGTTTAGGTAATCTTCGGGAATCAATGACTGAATGACACCAGAACCAGAAAATATCAAACGTACAACGTGGTACGGTAAAACCAAGAACGGAATGATGATTACGCTTTGCAGAAGCGGTCACGACAATTCCGAGAAGCCTGACTTGTCCGAAGAACCGCTTGAAATCCAAACGAGATACGCGAATGCGAGATGGGCTTCAAAGCAAGAATACTACTCTGGCGAAGAATGGAGCGTTTCGAGATATGTTGGCTTCGATGATACCTTCGATTGTAAGTGGTTCATATGAGGAAAAAGATGCCAGCATTTAAGCAACTGCAGGGATACCGTCCACCTTATCAAGGCATCTTAAAATCTCTTATCGCGGTCTAGTGAGAGTGCGTAAAAGTTGGTTCCATCATTCAAGGTGCAGTGAATCGGTTTTGCCGGGGTGTTGTACCCTAGTCCGCTCGCCGGATTCTTGACTATCTCAATCGGGTCTTGGTCGGCTACCGTGCATTCCGGTGCTGAAGGTTCATTCGTTCCTCCATAATGGCGGTACGTTGGAATGTTGTAGGAGGTCATTATTTGATTCTTCATTCCTAAATCTCGGAAATGAAGAAGGTCCTCAGCATCAACATCCGCCCCGTCAGAATCAGATTTTGAGATGAAGCCTTCCATCGCGCGATACTTCTGACCAACGACGACCGGGAAGCCATACCAGTCATCCGAGATAATAAGTTTCTTCTGATAGGGTGACGGCGAAGGGGTTGGCTGCATTGCGACCTTCACACCTGAGTACACGACAATAATTACGGTGTAGCCGATAAGCGACACTACGACGATTACAATAGCCCACGTAAAGTAGCGGAGCACTCGACTCGACCGGGGTTCTTTCGGTGGATTCTTACTTCGCACCCGACGCCCTTACGAGGTACTGCTTAACGAATCATGCGCTCATCTATCATCGTTGCCATCTTCGGGACAATCGACGAATCTCTCCGTGAACCAGTTGCCTGAAACGCGGTCGTGAATTCGGGCATATTCGGCATGGTAACGAATATCGTATCGAAACGTCATTGTTGCACCATAAAGCATTAGCGCAAAGAACGCCGTCGTAGTGAATCCGGGCGCAAGACGGTAGCTCCTTACGACAGGTTTCGTGAACACCGGGAAAATGTCGCGGGGAACGTCTGCTATTCGGCCTTTGTAGATTAATCCGAGTGTGGCCCATAAGCCAATCAAAAGAAAGTAGAAAACAATGCCTAGGGGCAAAGCAACAATCGTTTTTGGCAAAGACAAGCTGTCATCGCACGAATTAAAGCTCGGCCTATGAAACACTACGACGACAACCGCACAAATGGTCCAAAGTAAGAGACCTAAACGGTAATAAAGCCGTGCTAAGCGTCTATCTTCTGCGGTCTCCATTCTGTCGTCGCCCACGCTCGTCCCGATACGAGGTAACGCCTTACGAATCATTCGTAAACTACTTTGTCCAGGCCCAGCCTTCGGAAAAGCTGATAGTCGCCACATCCATCCGGGTCATTGCAGTCCGCAACATGGAACTTACATCGTGGTAGGGTCGAAACAATGGGGTCATTTGTACCAATTGATACTTTTAAGTTGAAATGCGCGACGTCGGTCCAATCAATCCTTATATCGTTGTACTTAAGGCGACGAGTAACATCATCGAAATTGACTCTTCGACCATGCGGATTTACCAGGCCGTATGCATCTCCGGTACAGTTCTCAAAACCGCTACGTTTTGCAGCATCGCGCATGAGTCGAATAAAGTCCGCGTCGTTTCTGGTGACAATGGTAAGGCTTCTGGCTATCGCCTCGCTTAAAATGGCATCGTCAGGAGCAGACTCGTCTAGGCCCACGTCGCGTAGACTCTGACTCGCCGGAAAATGATGCAGTAAATGCGGGTTCGAGTTGTCGATGAGAAATCTGTAAGTCTTAGCCATCGTGAAAGTCTCTTACGAGACGCAAAGTAAGAGTCTTTGTGTACTGAAGGCTTGGAAGGAAAAAAATAATGAAAGCTCATGTGAGGTAAAGAAATGCCAGTAGGTAGACAAAAGAAAATTTTAAAACCAATTTCACTAGAACCAACTGACGAAGAACAAGCAGCAGTAACAGATGCAGTGGCTTCTCTCAAGGAAAGCAACGGATACCGTAAACGGCCTAAGAATCCCATGCGTCCCGCTGAATCGCTCGTAGAACACAAGGTCAAGACGGGTGAGTTAGTTCCGATTCTTTTACCGGGTGTTCCGGCACCATCATTCGATGATGAGATACGGAGCGAGTCTTTGAAGTTTCCGACCTTGAACACTTACTACGTTGACCCAGCCCAGTCCAAACTGACGACCACTCAGATGACCGCTATCAAACTGCTGTGTGACTTCGTTGGTCCCAAGCAATCCGTTGCGGAAGTCGCTGCTAAAGTTGGGGTACACACAGACACCATCTATGCATGGCACAACGAGATTCTGTTTCTCACTGCGCTTGAAGAATGGAAGCGAGGTCTTTTCTATCTCGTAGGTCGCAGCAAGCTCTACACGGTCTACAACAACGAATTAGACAAAGCTCATCCGGGTTCGCGCGTCCTAGAGCAAATAGCAAAAACGCTAGGGTTGTACTCTGATGGCGATTCGGTGAACGTTCAAGTCAATGTCAACAACGCGGGCAATCAGACGGAGTTGGATTCCAGTTTGTAGAGTCTACATCATGAAATTAGGGTTTGTTGATTCAGTACTGAACCAATGCAAAACCCGAACCCGAAGTCAAGGCAAATCTATGCATCCGATGCATAAAACTCGTCGGAAAGTGATGCATTCACACCCCCGGGCCGCTAGGCTAAAAGGTTCCCGAGCGAAGCGAGGGTGTCCCCTACCCCCGGCACCCAAAAGCCGTAACGACCTCTCCCACGGCCAGGATATCGCGTACGGCTACGAATCAAAAACACCAGGGCTGTCCAGTGAATACGACTCGTTGAAGGGACCTATTTGCTTGCCGTCGTCGCGTCTCGTTCGAACGTCGATTGGCTTTGTGAGCTTACTTTCACGGATGGTATCTCTGAGCGGCGCGTAGTGATATCGCTCTTGTGGATTGCGACCGTATTCATACGACACCCGCACGAAGATGTTCGTGGCCCTAGTGGCATTTTCATCGAGCGGATTGTAGTACCAAGTTTCTGGTCGTCGTGTTCTGAATTGAAACATTAATACGGGAAGCTCGATAAAGTCTTTCACGTAGATTGGCTCAGAGTCTACGAGCTTATAGAAGATGAAGTTCGCGTAACTGCCGTTGCTGGCTGCAACCCAGTTACCTTCCTTCCATAGCTTACTTTTTGGGTGTAGTTTGTAATGGTGAAATCGACTGTGAACCCCTACGATGACAGTTCGGAGTAAGTCGTGCTTGTCCCCATCGTTCCATAAATTTAAAAACAAGCCCTGAACTGGTGCGGACGTGATATCCGCATCCGAATCTTCGTCGAAAGCAAACGTTTCGAAGAAAAGACCATACACCCATAATTCTGATTCGCGCAACGAACGCGCTAGGTCTATTCGTACTAGGTTTAATTCCAACGCAGCGAGCGCAATTTGAACTAAAACGCCGCAGAGCGTAACGATGCCAATGAAAAAGGAGTCAGTAACAACTTTATCTTTGTTCGCGTCGTGTTGGAAGCTAGGGTTGTTAATCAGAATAATGATGGCACTGAGGAAAATTAGGAGGACCATCAAAGAGCCAAAGATGCGGTAGTCGGGTTCTGGTAATTGCCGTTTCTTATTTCGAAACATCACGTTGACGCCTTATCCAGCCCAAGCATTCGAAAAACTGGATTGTAGTCGCATATCTTAGGGTCGCTACATTCTGCTAGATGAATCTTGCATCTCGGCAGGGTTGAAACAATTGGGTCCGTCGCTCCGAGCGAGACCTTTAAGTTGAAATGACGAACATCTTCCCAGTCGATTCGATGACCGCCGTACTTCAATCGCCGCGTGATATCATCGTAGTTGATTTTCTTTTCATGCGGATTGACCAAGCCGTAACCGTCACCCGCGCAATTGACTACTCCGCTTCGGTTTGCAGCATCTCGCATCAACTGGAAAAAATGTCTATCGTTACGGGACACGATGGTAAGCTCTTTATCAAGAGCCCTGCGAAAAATATCGGGGTCCGAGGCGTCCGTATCTAAGCCAACATCGTTCAAGCTACAGCTTCGTGGAAAGTAGCCAGTGAGGTGCGGGTTCGTATTGTCGATTAAGAACAAGAATCGTTTTGCCATCGCTTCGGCTCCTCAATAGGCCCTTACGAGGCGTCTCATAAGAAATCATTCGCCCTAATAAGACCCCGGCTCGCATAGCCGGGTTTTCGTTATTCAGCCTCGTAAGGGCGTAACATGAAAGTAGCCCTTATCTGCGTCGTTCTAATTTTTGGTCTGGCCGCAATTTTCTTAGTTCCGAAATACATTGCAAAACTTAACGCGACCGCGACTCTAAGAGAAGATGCGAGCTTAGAACATCGCTATTACGAGCAGTATCAAGAGTTTGACCGCAGCATTCTGGACCACATCAACGGTTACAATCACGCAGCGACTTCGATTATGAATGATTTCGACACTAGCGAACCGGGCTTGGCCACTATTGAGGTGGCAGCAACGCATACCAAGCATCTTCAACTTGAAACGAGTAAGCTAGACAAAGATGTAGCTCAGTTAGAGGATATCGACCGACAAGAGTCTCGCAGTGAAAACGTTCCATTTCCGAAAGCCGAACAAGGGACTTTCGAAGCGTATTTCCGAGCGAGTGAAACTCTCAATGATGCGGAGACTGGCTTCTTCGGTCTTTACCGGGCTGCAATAGCTAACCCGTTGATAGCCGCCGCAGAGGGGCAATCAGACGACGCAGGCAACGCGGGTCACGCTTTTGGCCGAGGCTTAAGGCGTTACACCCATAGCCTTCAAGCCGTTTTTGATTTGCTGAAAGGCCTCGAAGAAAATGAACGTGACTCTGAACAAAGAGACCTTAAGGCGACCACTAGACTTGAACATACACTGCCCTGGAATTACAAAGGCAAATAATGGAGGCTGGCATCGCTACCTTTTTGAAAAAGTAGCGTACCTATTCTATTAGGGCTTTCACCTCCCTAATCGACGACGGCGGGCTTCGGCTCTCCGTCGTTTTTCTCTTTCGTCAGGTACGCTAAAAATGCCAATTAAGAACCCTAATGCTAAGCCCGTTGAGGCTGCGCTCGTTTACAATCACGGCGGTCCTAAATTTGTCGAATGGCATCAGAGCCGTTCAGCTACCCGGCGCGTCGTCGTTGCGGCCTACGGTGCGGGCAAGTCTTACATGATTCTCTTCGAGTTGTTATGGCTGTTGCTTAAATCGAATCTCTACGGCGGTAAGACGGCTCTCGTCGTTGGTCGTGACCATGCTCAAAATCTAAACGTGTTGCTGCCTATCATCAAGAAAATGTTGAAGGGTGACGCTGCTAAAAAGATTCCGGCCTTCCCGCGCAACTCTTATGAGATTAAAACGACTGCACCAATTACCGTGGAGTTTTACAACGGTGCGAAGATAATCTTCCTATCGCAGAACTCGGACGCTATCGACGGCTACAATCCTGCGATAGTTGTTTTAGATGAAGCGAACAAAGCTCCCGAATCGGTCTACCTGAGTTTAGAGAACCGTATCGGTCGAGACGGCGATGCTCGCGGGATGTTCATTATTGCAGCCAACCCGAGCCATAAGGGACATTGGTTGTGGGAGCGATTTTACCGCGAGCTTTACGAAACCGGGAAATCCCCCGAAGATTCGTTTTGTGCAACGATTTCGCTCGACGATTCGACCCACGTACCTGAACACCGTAAGAAGTCGATGAAGGCAGCTTACGCGCATTCACCGACGTTGTATGCGCGAGCCGTTCAAGGACTCTTCACGGACAACTCCGGCCAAGTCTACGGCAATTACGACCCGGACGTTCATCTCTTGCCGAAGGGCAGTCAGCCGACTTTTGATGACCCGGCGGAATGGCAATGGGTCGCGGGGCTTGATTTCGGCTTTAAAGATTCTACAGCGTTCGTGCTTTTGGCTCGCAACGTGCTTACTAACATATGGTACGTCGTGCGTGAGTACAAGCGCGGGGGCGAGCTAATTAAAGAACACGGTCGATTCATCAACTCGCTGATTAAAGAGATGAATCTCGCTAAGCGTCCGACGATTTACTCTGAACACGAAACGCAGACTCGTTCGGAATACGGTGCGGTCGGCATTCACACCGTCTTAGCGAACAAAGACTTAATGCCGGGTATCAATTCGGTTGATACGTTGTTCGCAGAAAACCGACTTTTCATTTTTGAGGAATGCAACGAGCTAAAGAAAGAAGTTGAAGCGTACCAATGGGACGAGAAGCGCGACCAGCCCGCTCGCGGTCAGCAGGACCATCTTTTGGACGCCTTACGCTATGCCGTTTTTTCGAACACGAATGCGAATGTCCGTAGAGTGTACTTACCGGGCGAGATGGCTGTCGATTCTCCTAAGGAGATGAAGTTCTTAATCGGATACGACCCGTTAGGACACCCGGAATACCGCACCGTTCAGGTTGACTAAAACTTCAGATACCAAGCGACTTGCGTAGTTTGTTTGCAAGAATCGCGAGGTATTCAAGATGGCTCGACGCCCTACTAAACCGAAAATTACATCAACCCTAGCTAAGTCGTCCCCGGCGTTAAACGTTGAACCGTCATCGTTGGTATCCGGGTTTGATGCTATGCTTCAGAACCAGAATCAACGTCGCACTGCGCTAGAGACGTTGTATTTGTCTTATCAGAAAAACGCTTGGGTTAACCGTGCCATCAACGCCATTGCTTCCTCGGTCATTGCCAACGGATGGAAACCGCAACCGCTAGACGTTACCGCGCAGCCGAATCAAAAGGCTGAACATTACTTAACGAAGTTCTTGGCTCAGCCGAACGACCGAGATTCATTCGAAGATTGCATCCAGTTAATTGTCATCGACCTAATGATTTCGGGTGATGCCTACTGGGAAGTTTCACGACTCAATTCTAACACCGCATCCAAGCGGTTAAGTTCCAGCTTCGGTAATACGCTCGCCAAAGATTCCGAATATGCTTTGATTATTCAAGATTCCATTGATGCGAGTATGCAAGAGTTAGACGGCTTACCGCTCGCGTTGTGGCACATCGACGCCCGCACGATGACGAAGCAGACGGACGAACACGGTAGAATTACCGGGTACACGCAAATCCTACCTGAGGGTAAGAAAATCCAATTTGAGCCTTCGCAGATTATGAACTTCTGCTTAAGGGGCGTTCAAGATGAGGTTTACGGTTCTTCACCGCTCGCGCCGTTAGAGCATGACTTGATAATCGACCTTTACCGTCAAACGTACATCAAAGCGCAGTTAGAAAACTCCACGAAAATCGGCAACATCATTACAATGACCGACGCTCCGCCTGAAGAGATGTCGCGACTGCAAGAGTGGATGAATCTTCGCGCCCGTGGCCCTGCTAATGCGGGTCAGAACGTCGTGACGAATGCCGGGACCGAATTTGTGACTGCGCCTCCTACGCCTTACGACGTAGAGATGGACTTAGCGAATTCGCTGAAAGAGAAAATCGTCTGCTGCTTAGGAATTCCGCTCGCGAAGCTCGGAACGGCTGACAAAGGCACCTTAGGCGACTCAACTCAAGATGGCGCAAACAAAACGTACATCGAAGTAACGGTCAAGCCTCTCGCGCGTTTAATTGAACGCCAATTTAATTTGCATCTCATTCCTGACTTTCAAGTAGTAGGCGTTAGCGGTTACGGCATTGCGATTCTTACTGAGGATATCGACTTAATTTCGACTCAGGCCGAGATGCTGGTGAACCTCATTGACTCTGGTGTCTTTACGCGCAATGAAGCCCGCGTCGTCCTTAAGCAAGTGCCATTCAAGGACGAGGGTGATGTTCCGATTGTGATGACCAGCAGCGGCGCGATGAAGCTCAAAGATATCGAACAGAACAACGCGCAGATGGATGCGGTCAACGCAAAGTTGGATGCGCTCGCGGGGCTCGTCGGCGGGATGCGTGATGATGCAGCCAACACGGACGCCGATTCTAAGACCGTAGCCCCACCTTCGAATGGGCCGGCTCCTGAAGCTAACGACGTTCAAAAGGCGTTACTTGGAATCGCTGCTGACTTAAAGAAAGCGATTTCCGGTGACTAAGGAGCGGGCTCGTCGCGTACTTCCGCTCGTCTACCGCCTTTACCGGGTTCTAGCTAAGACCTCAGACGAAGGCCAGTCGAAAGCTTGGGCCGAGGTCGCCAAGATACGCGAGCGATACGACGCCGACTTCGAGGGCGTGTTTCGCGACTGGCTCACCGACATTCGAAGCTCGTTAGCCGGGATGGACGCCGATACTAAGGCCGGGTTCATTCAAGGCATCAAGGACGCATTTAGCACTGACTCGCTTTTAGATTCATACACAGACGTACTGAATGATTTTCTTAAGTCGTTCGAATCCGAAACGGATAAGTACCTCGCTGATATTTCGATTGACTACGATACCGTCAACACCAAGGCGGTCGATTCGCTGCAAGCAGCAGTTGAAAAGTCGTTCGGTAATTTCGCTAAGGACCAGTCCGATAGAATCCATCAAATCTTAGAGGACGGCTTAGCGAGCGGAACACCAACGCGAGACATTGCGGCTGCACTAGCTGACGGCATGAGTAGCGTTGCTTACCGGAACGCCGATGGTGACGTTTATCGAACGCTTTCGCCCGAGGTATGGGCGAACCAAGTAGCTCGCACGGAATGCAATCGCGCTTATGCGACCTCGGTAGCGGAGTCCTTAAAATCTGCCGGGTTGCAGTTGTGGCAATGTATCGTTGCCGACGACGAGCGCACTTGCGATGAATGTTCGCAAAATGATGGAGCCATTGTCAACATCGGCGATGACTTGCCCTCGGGCGATGTTGTTCCGATTCATTCAAATTGCCGTTGCACAATGATTGCTGTCAGTGAAGAACTGTTAGGAGACGCGGCCTAATCATTACATCTTGCCGACACTTGCGTAGTTTGTTGATGAACACTATCGCGAGGTCGTACCGAGATGAAGCAATTCAATTTTCACATGACCGTTGCCAAAGCGGAACACGATGATAAAGGTTACTTTCTCAGAGGCGTTAGCTCGACAACGGACTTAGACAAACAACAAGATGTAATGGCGCAATCCGCCCTAGACGATATGAAAAAGTTTGTTGGGCAGATTCCCTTGACTGACTCTCATTCGAATGAACTCGAAAATGAGATAGGTCGTTTAGTGGACGCGCGCGTGGAGAACGGCCAGTTCGTCACCGTCTTTAAGATGGACGAAGAGGACGACCATGCGATGCGACTCTTCAACAAAATTGCTAAGGGTTCTCATGCGGGCTTTTCGGTCGGCGGGAAGATTTTATCGACGGCTCCGGGTTTAGCCAAAGGCGTGAAACGCATCATTGAACACGTTGAACTCGACCACATCGCGCTTACGAAAAAGCCTGCGAATCCAAACACTTACGCGCATTGCTTTCAAAAGGCTTTGGCGGAAATCGAATCTGAGGAAATTATGACAGAAGAAATCATCAAGAAAGAAGCGTCTGAGCTATTGAGCGATGCCGTTGCTTTACTCAAAACCGAATCAGACGAAAACCTTGCTAAAATCGGTGCTAAGTTTTCCAGCGACACCCTTAAGACTTTATCCGACCTTCATTCCCGATTAGGTGAATTGATTGGCGTTAATACGCTGATTATCGGGGCGGAGAACGAGCCAACCAAGAGCTACGATGTAGTCGCGGGCGGCGGCAAAGCTGACGTTGATGATTCGGACCAGACTGTATTGGATTCCGGCACCGTTACCGCTCACAAATCGTTCGACGAATCGAACTTCAAAGATTTAATTAAGACTGCAATTGTCGAGAACATCGTGCCGTTGCTCAAGTCTGAAAAAACTTCGGCTGTGGTCCCTGACACTGATTTAGCAAAGACCGCAACCGTTGAATTCGCAGAAGCTAAATCCATTACCGAATTACGCGCGGCTTTCGCTAAACGTTTATCCGCTTAACCTAATTGGTGGAGTTAATCCACCTACTCTAATCCACCAATTATTTCTGAAAGGAATCACGCCTAACGCTTGATTTTCTGAGGCCCGAATTATGTTAGACCTAAACCTCTTAGCGAAAGCTTTGGATACGACTTCCGCATCTACCGGAAACACGTTAATCCCTCAAGTTATTAACCCTTACATAATTGAACTTGCACGTAAGTTGTCACCGTTACGCGCACAGATTCCGCGTAAGGATTGGAAGAATTTAACCTTCACGTACAAGCAACGTCTTGCTACGATGGCGGGTCAGTCTTACGGTGAAAACGACACTTGGACTTTAAACAACAACGCTTACGCATCCCAAGTTCAGACGATGAAGATTCTCGGCGAACTCGGTGGCGTATCAAACCTTTTGCAAGAAGGCTCACAAGAATTTGTTGATGCTTTCATGCTCGAAATCGACGGCGCAGTTCGTGGCTGTGCTAAGTACGAAGAGTTTTTACTTTTAAATGGTAGTTCTGCTTCGAATCCTAAACAGTTCGATGGCGTTGCGGCTCAGTTGGTCACCAACGTTCAGCAAAACTCCGGCACGATTTCATTCAATCTTTTGGACGCAATGGATGACGCTGTAAAGACTGCGGGCTTTGGCGTAGACCCTGCTTCATGCGTTTGGGTCACGACCCCCAATATGTCTACCGCAATCGCAAGATTGACGCAGCCTTATTTCCGTCAAGATGGTAACTCCATGAATTTGATGGGTGGCTTCGCTGCGACGATGTACCGTAACAAGCGCATCCTCGAATCGTCCGCTGCTGCATCAGTCGTTTCGACGGCAACTGAATCGCTCAGCGGTTCCGGCACAACTTACGCATTCGCGAACAAGTTCGTCATTACTCAACCGTATGACGACCAACTCGGAAACTTGAATTCTGGTGGTGCTTTGGCTCCGGCTCCGGTCATCAAAGTCTCGGGTTCTACTGTCCCGGCATCAGCCTACACCATCACGACCGACCCGTTCGGCGGTGTTGGAACCATCGTGTTCAATACGGCTCCGGCAGCAACGCCAGTAGCTACCTACTACTCATTACAGCAAAACATCTACTTGCTGGATTTCAGTACGATGGTCGTTCCGGTGCTTCACGACTTGGGCTTCGAAAATCTACCTGACCCAATCAACGTAGACCAAAAAGTGTTTCGCGTAAAAGCGTATGAATGCTTAGCGGTGATGGCTGAAAAGGGAAATGCTGTAGCTTTCAACGTTCACGGCTAATTCTAATCTGCGTACCGGAAAGGGGCAGAGGCGCAAATGCCTTTGCTCCTTTTTCTTTGAGGCTTCTAAGATGGCTACTCTGACTTATCCTGATTCCGTACCTTACGCGAAGCCGACAGATGTTTCTAACTTGCTCGGTGCTATTACCTACGGAGCGATACCGTCGCAAGATAACAATTACTTGACGAGCGTTATCGCACAAGCAACGCAATACTTCGAAACGCAAACTGACCGACGTTACTGTCCGGTGCGATACATCGAACGAATTGACGGAACGGGAATGCCCAGTATCATCGTGCAGAACTCGCCCATCCTCGTCCTGAACGTTGTGCAAAACTACATCAACGCGCAATTGCTTACCGTGATTCAGGGCGACTACTCTCTAACGACTGAACGCCCTACGGGTATCATTCGAATTCCGTTGTCTTACACGACCTCGGCTTCAGTGCAATACACCCAAGCGTTCTTTAAGGGCAATCGAAACGTACTCGTAGACTACTGGGCCGGGTTCGGTCGCCAAGTGTTCGGCGAGACTTTAACGACGACCGATAACGTCACGTACTCGTTCGCTAATCCGACCCTCGCACAAACGCTTTATGAACAGTTCGGGCCTATCATTTCGACTCCGCCAATTTATCGCCCGATTGTGTACGTGAATGGTGTTCAATTAACAAACACGCTCTACCAGTACGAAAGCCTAGCATCGGGCTCGCAGTACGTCGTTGCTCAAGATAAGATTTACTACACGGTAAACTGGTCGGCGGGAACAATCACGTTCAATTCGCCGCAAGCACCGGGCACCGTGGTAACGTCCGATTACGAGTATTACTACGTTCCCGGTGATGTCTCTCGCGCCGTAGCAAAAATCGCCGCGATTCAGATTCTTGAACTTGAGGGCATCGGCTTAGGTGGCTCGCTCGGTCAAGGTACTTCTGATTATCAGATGGACGGCTTTAAAGCGACTTACGGGAAGCAATCCGCTTTCCCGTGGGAAGGCATCATCCTTACTTGGCAAGCCGAAATCGCTGCGACTGTAAATAAGTACAAGCGTCGTACTCCTTCGATGACTGGCGGCTTCTACGCGAGCGGTTGGGGGAGCTATTCGTAATGGCCACGTTTCCAGGCGCGACTCATACCTTCAACGTGCAGCGTAGCGGCGGCACCGTGCTTTCCGGCAACAATTACATCCCCGCGCCTTCCGTCATCGCTGTAGCGGGCGTAAGCGTCCAATTAAAGCCATTGCTAGGCGTGGAGCAAGTCTTAGAATCGGGCATCGACGCCGAAGGCAAGTACATCGGTTCAACGTTCACCGGGACGGCCATCAAAAATCAGGACGTTCTTTTGGATTCCGTCAACGTGAATAACGACGGTTCGCCCGTCAGCTACACGGTGAATGAGTCTTACGATAATGGCGTTTACCTACGGCTCTTCTTACACAAGAAGGCGATAGGTGGCTAATGAGCATCGAATTCGAATTTGATGCTTCCGCGTTCATCTCTGAAATTGAGGGAACGAAATCGAATGTAGTTGCCGGGCTTAAAGCAGCAGCGATTTACTTTCTTTCAGAGTCTGCTAAAACAATTCGCAGCGGAGGCTTAGATTGGCCCGCGTTCCGTCGCCCGCCAAAGCGTCCGCATCAACTGCTTTATGATACGGGTCGATTGATTGGCTCGCTCGCTCCCGGCGGTGCGATGAATGTTTTCGAATCTGAGAACGACGGACTGACGCTGACTGTTGGTTCGAACCTCGCTTACGCCCGCGCGCAGAACCAGGGCTATGCGCCGCACTCGCTTCCGGCTCGTCCTTTTATGTTTTTCGATGAACAACGCACCGACGCAATGGCGAGGATTATCGAAAAATACGTTAACGGGGTTTAAAAATGTCTGCACAACCAAACCAGCTAATGAGCATTCGCGCCCAAATCATCACGTACTTTACTAATGAGATGAATAACTCTGGTAACAATCCTAAAGGTCGTCTGCAGACTATTAAAGCAGTCGGCGGGGGATGGGTGGATGCTGCAGCAGTGTGGCCTTACATCGGTGTTGTTCCCATTCAAGAAGAAGTCATCCGAACGGTTAATCAGCAAAAAGACTTAGTAATTAAGTGGGGCATCAACATCATCGTTCGCTCTTCGATGTCGACTGAAGATGCGTACAACCAATTGATAACGCTGCTGAGCGACGGTACTGGTAACGGTGTGAACGAAGTTCTTGATGACTTCTCGCATTTCACGATGAACAATCTCGTTTACGCATCGTACCGCGAGCGTACCGATTTTTACGATGACCTCGCTAAAAACAAGGCTTCCGGTACTAATCAGTTCGCCGCTTTCGCCGTAACGCAATTCATTACGAAATCTCGTCTCAATATCTCTTAGTGACGAATTCGCTCCAATTGCGTATTTGTTTACTGATGGAGATTTAACAATGAAGATTAAGTTCGAACCTGAGTTTCATATGAACGAAGGCGTTCACGCCTTATCCGGTTTGGTGTGGCAATACGGCGAAGTAAAAGACATTCCCGACGATGAGCGCATTCGCGTAAGCTTCTGCGGCCAATCTATCTACGTGAACTTGTGCGATGACTTGCTTTCGAATCCGGCTTACAAGCTTGCTGATTCCGATTCTAACCCTCAGTTCGAATGTTCGGACTGTGGAGCGCATACGACCGAAGAGGGCTTCTCTAATCCAATTGATGGCTCTCCGGTACTTTTTGAGATTGACGGTAAGCGCGTTTGTCCGAAATGCTTCGCTGACCACAAGAACGCTATTCCGATTCCGCAGTCCGACGACGACGAACACGAACCCCAAATTTCCGATGAGGAAGATTCTAACGAGGTAACTTAAATGCCGACGACCCAACTTCAAGCCGCGTATGGATGGGCCAGCGCACTAGGCTTAGCTCGCGAAAATGTTTACGGCACTGCCGTTGCTCCCACACTCTATTTACCTGCGACTGATGACGCGATGGCTTACACCAACAAACTCATTCCAAGAATGGGTTCGCGTAAGACCGTCTCGGATACGCTTGCAAATCCCGGACAAATCGACGTAAAGGGCTCGTTCTCAATTGAAGCTGAGCCTAACGTCATTGGACAAGTTTTAGGTATCTGCTTAGGTACTGATTCCGTATCGGGAACTGGAGCTTACACGCATATTATGCACTTGTACGCTCCGCGTCCATCATTCACGCTCAGTGCAGACTACGGCGGCGGCAGCGTTCACCAGTGGGTAGGTTGCGTCGCTGATTCCGTCGATATTTCCGCCAAAGCTGGAGGTCTACTCGAATTAAAAGTAGGCGTCATCGCACAGAACGACGTTATTCTCGCGAGTCAATCGTTGAGCCCTACGTTCGGTAATGCAAATCCGTTCGACTATCAGCTAGTAACGTCTGCGTCTTTGAACAGCCTCCCGCTTACGAACATGGATAGTTTCAGTATCTCGCTTAAAAACAACATGCAGCCGTTCTACGGTTCGGGCTCAGGTCGTCTAGTTCGTAACATCAACCCAAAAAATGCACAAGTCACGGGTTCCTTTAGTGCGACGTATGAATCTGACGCAATCGCGAACTTAGCTTTAGGTGCTACTGCAGTTCCTTTTCAAATCAATTTCACTCATACAGCAATCGCGAGCGGTTCAACTCCGTACAGCGTAAGCTTTATTTGCCCGAATGTCATCGTGACTTCTGCACCGCTTTCGCCAAAGCGTAACGACGTAGTAACGTATGCCGTCAAGTTCAATGCTTACGAAAGCGCGACCGGAGCCGCTGATGCTCTGAAGGCTGTCGTCGTTGATACTGGCGCTACTGCTTACGCACCATAAAAAACGTTGGTGAGAAGCGTTGGGTATGCTCCGGCGCTTCTTGCTGACCTATCATTGGAGCATACGATTAGGAGCATACGAAATGGGAAGAAAAACTTACGCTGAACGCAATGCGGCGAAAATTCAAGATGGCATCTCGCCTTCAAGCGATGGCGGAGCCGAACCGAATCCATTAGATTCACCGGACGTTCAGGCGAAGATTTTGCGCCCTGAACATCTAAACGTGACTCTGGATGACGGCACTATTCTGCAAATCGTACCAAAGCTTACGCTCGGACAGATTTACGAAAAGAAAGTGACTAACGTTATCCGTGCGTTCGTTCAAGCCGTGTTCCAATACGGCGGCGAACTAACGGGTGATATTGATTTCGTAGATACTCAGGCGTGGCTTAAGCGTAATAGCGCGGCAATTTCGCTCATTGCTTACAAAGAGCCGATTGTCTACATCGTTTCCGATTTTCTTGCGCTAGTAACGAAGAAGCCCGTCGATACGATTCGGCCTTACGTCAATCAGGGAACTGTTCAATCGGCATTCATTTTAGCTTTGCAAATCTTAAATGAATTGGTTCAAAAAGATTCGGGTGACAGTCAAGAAAAAAACGTCAGCTAAGCGGCGAAATGGACACGTACTCGCTGATAATGGCGCAATACCCGCAGTATGACATTCAAAAAATCTACGAGATGTACCCGGACCAAGTTCAACTGCTTACGCACATGGCGGTTAAGTCGCTAAAGCTTCAGTCCGACTTTCTCGCTAAAAACATCGCGGCTCATCTTAGAGGCGTGATGTAGTAAACACCAATCACTAGAAAAACGGCTCGCATTTTCTCCTATTCATGGGAAGAGGCGGGCCTCTTTAATTTCCGAGGTTTAAGATGGCCGATTCAACTGCTAGTTTTACAATCAAATCCGATATCGGCAAGCTTCAGGCTGACCTTGGAACTATTGTCGAGGGTCTCGGACAAGTCTCTTCCGGCGCTAAAGAAGCGGGCTCTTCAACTAATGCGGCGATGGATGGCGCGGCAGCGAGTACGCAAAAGTTTTCGAATGAGCTAAAAGTAGCCCGTTCAGAAACTGCAACGCTCTTAACGGGCGTTCGTTCACTCAAAGAAGGCGTTGAAGGCTTAGCGCCTGCGCTCGGGCTCGTCGGCCCCGCAGCCGTAGAGGGAGCCGAAGGCGTGGCATACCTCGCCAAGGCGCTTACCTCGTTGATGGCTGCGGCACCTGAGTTACTGATTATTACCGCAGCCCTTGCAGCAGTCGTAGCAGCGATGAACACGCTTAAAGATGGCGTCGAATCTGCAAGCAAACTAAACGAATCGTTAGACCAAATTGCTGCAAATCTTCACCTTACGGGCGCAGCGGCAGATTCAACCAAAGACCAAATTAAAGAATTCGCTGATGCTTTAGGTTCATCGACTGGCGCGGGCGCGGAGCAAACCGTAGCAGCCATTCAAAAGATGACTGCCGCGCACATCCCGCTTAATACCGCGATGCAGCTTACGAAGGATGCTGAACTAGAGTCCATCGCATCCGGTCGTGATTCGGCCTCGGTTCAAGATGCTTTGATGAACGCGGTACTAGGTCGCACCCGGGGCTTAGTCGCGCTCGGTGTCATCACGAAAGAAGAAGCGAAGAACGGCATCTCGTTAGATGAGGTCAACCGACGCATCCTAGATTCTACGGCTCAGTCGGTTGAACAATATCAAAACTCATTGCCGGGCGCTTTAGCGATTTCATCAGAGAACTTCAAGCAGCTAATTACGGACCTCAGTTCGGGGCTTGTTCCGGTTTTAGTCTCAGTCATCCAAGGCGTTAACGACGGCATCGAAACCTTTAAGCAATTCGCCGATGCAGTCGGCCCTTATGTTACTGCTGCTATTCATGATGTTCAAGAAGCCTTAGCCGCACTACGGACATACTTTGCTCCGGTCGGTGATGACTTTGAAAATCTCGGCAACCACGCGAAGGCTGCGCTCGCATCAATCGTTACTGCTGCCGTCGATTTCTACAATGCATTTAAGCCCCAAATTGACGGAGTAATGAAAGTTTTAGGCGAGGTCGTCGATTTCATCGGCGGCGCTTTCTTAGATGAAATCAAGTCAGGCTTAATGCTCGTTATTGATTCGTTCTCGGCGATGTTCGATGAAATCAAAACTGAGGTGGATTTCTTCATTGGTGTGTTCACCGAAAACTGGAAGAAGTTTCACGATGACATCAACGTTCTTGCGTCTGACGGTTTGAAGATTCTAAACGACATCTTCTCAGGTCAACTTGCGAACATCGTCGGTGCAGTAGATACGGCCATCGACCAAATTAAAGAGAAGTTCAACGAACTTAAGGGATTGATGGGCGACCTTCAACAGGGTAACTTCATCGGTGCGGGCCAGGTCGCGCATCAAATCCTCGGCTTAAACACCGACCAGATGGGCCAAGAATTTAAAGAGCATTCCGAAGCTTTTAAGAAGTGGCAGCATTCGATTTCCGAGACGGCTGATAAGGTCACGAAGGCAGAAGCTGATTCTTTGAAATGGCCTTCCGGCGGCGGCGCATCCAAGGGCTCAGGGGTGCCGGGCAATCTCCAAATCCGGGACCAAGAAATTGGCGGAAGTGATAAGGCTGCGAAAGCACCCAAAGAAAAGTATGATTCGGAACCTATTCAAGAAGCAACGAATGCGACTTCGAAGTATACGGCTTCACAGGCTGAATTAGAAACTAAACTACACGATGTAGATGCTGCCTTAGACCAAGACCGCGCAGCCGTACAATCGGCTACGACGGTCACGGAAGAAAACGCAGCAAAGGCAAAGCTTGCGGCAGATTCTGCTGCGGCACTGGCGCAAGAGCATACCTTGCTACAGGGTCACATCAATTTATCCAACGGTGAATTGAAGCAGCTTAATTCGACCTACGCGGACCAGAAAGAACACCTCGACCGCGTTACGGCATCCTACAACGCTTTTGATAAAGAGATTGTCGGAAAAGACAAAACTCCGCAATTAACGCAAGAACTTAAAGAACACAAAGATGCCGTAGAAGCTGCACAAAAAGCTTACGACAAAACCGCTCAGTCCATCAAAGAAGTAACGTCAATTCGTGATAAAGACACGGCTTCGTTACAAGCAAACGCGAAGGCGCAAGCTGAAGCTAAGAACGCTTTGGATGCTTTCTTGTTGTCTCAGGACCGACAGAAAACGCAACTCGCGGAAACGTTGAACGATGAAATCAAAACGTACAACCTTTCGACGGCTGCACAAATCACGTACTACGAACAGAAGCTCTCGCTTTTAGATTCAAGCAATGCTGCCGACTGGGACTCTATCAAAGAGTACGAAGATAAAGTCGCACAGCTTCAAAAGAAGTACATTGATGAGTCCCTAGAGGCGCAGAAGAAGGCTATCGACGCTGCTAATGAAGCTCGTAAGAAATCACTCGAAGATGCTACCAAAGACTTCGATGTGTTTTTTGATGACGTACTGCAGAAGCATAAGACGTTTGGGTCCGCCCTTAAAGACGTAATGGCGACGATTGAAAAGCAATACGCGCAATCATTCTCGCAGATGATTACGGGTAGCTCGGGTTTCCAATCGCTTTTTGGTTTAGGCAAGGCTCCCGATAGCGCAGGCCAGGGCAAGAATCCACAGCTTGACCAGATGATAGCGGCTGACCAAGCAAATACGCTCGCGGTTAACAAGAATACGCAGCCAACGATTGATTTAAAGCAGCCCGTCATTGACCTAAAGACATCGACTGATAACGCTAAAACTTCAACCGATTCAAACACGACGAACGTTCAGACGAATACGACGGCGATTAACGCACTTACGACTGCGGTCAACAAGGCGAATTCTTCAAGTCAGGGCGGCGGTTCGGATTCGGGCGGCGGCGGATTCACTGCGGACCTTGGTAACGCGGGCTCGGGTTCGTGGGATGATTCATCATCGGGTGGACTGTTCAGTAGCTCTAATCAGGTTCTCGGCTCACTCTTTAATGTGACCTCCGGCGGGGCTCCATCTAGTGCAAGTATGCTCTCGGCCATCGACCTATCACCGACTTCAATCGCGCACCTTACAGGCTCTACAAGCGGTGTTTCGCCTATGTCGTTTACGGCTCTTCAAAACACGCTTCCGGCCACATCTACGAGCAGCAGCGGCGGCGGTAAATCAGTCGGTGCCCAAGATACCGGAAACTACATCTCTGGTGGCCTCAGTCTCGTACAAGGCCTATCATCGGGTGGTTCATTTGCTCAGACGTTATCCGGTTTAGGAACGGTCGTCGGTACTGCGTTAGGTGGCCCCGTCGTCGGCAGCATCGCGGGAGCGGTTGGCGGCTTTCTCGGCTCGCTTTTTGGCAATCACACTCCGGCTGCTAACGAGCCCGATATTTACAACACGCAAGCATACGGCCAAGGCGTCGCGGACCTGCTCGGAAACGCCGGAGCCAACGGTCAGTCATTCACTGAGGACCAAAACACGCTAAAGGCTTTCAACGGTGCTACTGGGCTCGCGGGCGTGGAGATGGAACTCGCTAAGGGTCAAACGCAATTCATGCAAGACACCGGAGAGACGGCGGCTCAGTATCAAGCGGCTCTGAGTATGTTTGGCGCGAGCGCAACAGGCTCGGGTAAATTAAACTTTGATACGAACATCGGACAGCAGTACGTTACGGGCGCTACTGGCGCGGGCGGAACGTTCAGCTATGCGACGTTAGACCAAACGCTTTCGCAAATTGAACAGGGCTTATCGACGACGGGAGCGTCTGACCCAACAAGAGTTTACGGCATCAAAAACACGATGCCCAATTTCGAAACCACAACAATCGCTCAGATTGGTACGTTTGCGAATGGACTTTACAACGCATTAACGCCATCCGGTACGAGCGGCGGGTCTACTGTTTCACCCGTCGTGAGAAGTAACGGCAGCGGGACGAGCATCAACATCTCAGTTGGAACGCTCGTCGGTTCTAATGGGATGAGCGAACTCGCGAACCTTTTAGAAACCTATCAGCTTAGAAACCGATTCAACAACGCCTATAATATGAACGGCGCTTACTAACCATTTCACTTAAGGAGAAGTCTGCCTAACGGTTTGATTTTGCAACGGGTCCCCTCAAATGTCTTTCGACGTAGTAGTAGCAGTATTTAATGGCGTTCACAACAACGGCGCATTACTCCAGTTTTTAGAATGCGACCAAATCTCTTTTGATAACACGCAGTTCGGCGGCTATTCAAAGGGGACTTTTCGTCTACGCTACGGCTTAGAGCAATCGACTTCATTAGGAACGCAGTTCACGACGAACATCAACTCACCTAATCGGCTTGAATGTTTCTTACGCAATGATGCTTTAGGAAACGTCGCGACTTCCGGCGCGAATAGCATCACCGTTCAGAACCCGTCTTACTTCGCTGCTAATCAAAATATCTTAGTGTGGGACGGAACAAACTACGATAACGTAACCATCTCGTCAATCAGCGGTTCAACGCTGACGCTCAATCAGAACCTAGCGCATTCTTACGCCGTCAATACCACGGTTCTGAATCTGCGCTACACGGGCTACATCTCAGCCGTGAATCGTGATGCAGTCCAAGATAACATTACGACAGTTGAAACGTCGGGCTATCAGACGCAATTAGCGCAGCGATACACTTCGGCCAATGGCGGCGGCATGGAATGCGGCTGGGTTCTCTATCAACTGCTGAACACGTACAGCGTTTCCGGCGCTTGGGACTTACAAGTAACGCCTTCAAATTTCGTGATGAGTACCACGGGCGCAGTATCCGGCGCGATGGGCCAAGCTTTGGGAACTGGTCAAGCTTACAATGGCTCGCAAACAAATGCGAGCGTTCAGTCTATCGTTCAGGACATCTTACTTTTCGCCAACGCTAATACTTCGAATGTATCTTACACGTTGTGGGTCGACGAAGTTAATCAGGTTCACTTCGGGCCCATCAATACGACGACCGCAACCGTATCGGCAAACGTCGTTACGCCTACGCCCGGCTACAGTGCGAACGCGCACTTCAATAACGTAGCGACGTATCAACTTCGAGATGAAGATTTAACGAGTCCACTATGCAACGTCGTTTTGGTCTCCGGTGGTAATGACGGCTCGGGCAATCCGATTACCGCAATAGTTCAGGACCAGCTTAGCATTAATACCTACGGGCAATGGGAATGCACGATTTCCAACCCTGGCTTGTATTCCGAGGCTGCTGCTGAAGCTTGGGGTCAGTCTTACTTAAACATCACTGCGTTTCCGCGTACTCAATCGACTACAGTTCTTGATGTTTCCGGCGCATTTGCTACAGCACAAGATTATTTCGCGTTAACGGGCTTCAAAGATGGCGTAACGCGCCTTACGAATATGTCTACGGTCACGACCACATGGACCGCCGGGGACCAGCAATTCGCGCAGCAGTTCAAGGGTCAAGAGACGTTCCCGAACGTCACTCGTTTAATCAATCAAATTGCAGGTCAGCATTACATTGCTTCGGCTGCGCTCTCTGATGGAAGCTCGAATACTAAAGACAGATTCGTAGTTACTGGTTTAGTTCCGTCGTTCTCCAGTAGCACGTTGACGGTTTCCGCTGGGTCCTTGTGCTGCTACGTCACGCCAACGGGTCCGCAGATTTTCAGTATTTCGTCATTCACGTACACGCCTACGAGCGATGGTGTTACGACGGTAGCTTACCTTTACCGCACAGCATCAGGGACAATTTATACGGGCACAGGTGGCCCGCAGATAGTCGAATTTGCTGGGACGACGATTCCCTCGGGCAATGCATACTTGAACTATCAAGTCGTTCCGCTTTTCTACGTATATCGTTTAGGCGGCATCATCACAGCCATTGATGATAAGAGACAGTTCGGCTCAATAAGCCTGAACAATCTCAATTCGGAAATCTATTCGGCTCCAACGTTTTCTAGCAATCCGTCCGTAAGTTCTCCGGTCGTTCAAACGTCGGGCCTAACGTGTTCGATTATTGCAACGGCTCCGCTCGCCAATGTCCCTCAAGATTCGGGATGTTCGCAAGTAATATGGTACTACCGAACACACGGTCAATCGACTTGGACGATTGCGGGTGAATCGCAACTAGCGGGCTTGCCGAACCCGGCTGCATCACAAACCGTTTCGTTTCAGTTCTTTTCGCTTAGCAACGGTGCGAGCTACGACTTCGCGATAGCTTACGCGAATTTACAGAACGCGCCGGGCACGATTGCATCACCTTCGCAGTGGTCGAACATCGCTGCTACGAGCGTCGGCATTCCGGCTCAGTATCAACTAGGCGGCGTTTCAATTTCGCCAACCTACAGCAGTACGTCAATTGCAACGTTGCCGACTATTAACAACATCTCTTCGCCTATCGCGTTGACCATTACAATTTCGAATCAGCCTGTGAACGGCTCGCTCTCGCGTATTGCGTTTTGGCGAAAAACTGCCGGAGCCGGAGCTTCAACGTATCAGCCTTACGGTTCTATTCCGTGTTCGTCTTTAACGAGCCCGTCAGCTTCGGGAACTTACACATTCACTTACCCCGATTGCGTGGGCGGTCAGAGCTACGACTTCGGATGTTCTTTCGAGAATGCCCAAGGCGGTGAATCGACCATTGCGGATGCGTACCTAAACTACGCTGCGATTACGATTCAAATTGGAACTACGTCGCTCGCAGCAATGCCTAATGCGATTCTATCCGCAGGGCCGACGATTTCTTCGATTACGCAATATGCGGCCTCAGTCGCGGGCACAGTAGCCACGGCAAACACAAGCGTTACTGTTTCAGACTTCACTTCAGGAAACGTTCCTCAGTGGATGGCGGGGCTTCAAGTCAACTACCGCGTTGCGTTCACTCACTCGAACCAAACTGCGGGCGCGATTTACTCTTTCGGAATTTCGAACTCGCTCGTTACTAGCATCAACTTCGGTGCGGCTCAATCGGTCGATTTAGGATTTAATTACGTAGACCAAACGGGCGCTAGTTCAACTATCGTTTGGCCTTCGCAATCATTCGGCGTTAGCGCCGCTGCGCTCAATCCGGTAACGACCGTACTTGGGACTGGGACGGGCAACCTTGTGCCAGACGGTCAACTCGCGCACATCCTTACCAGTGCGAATGAGGCGTATTGGTTCGAGTACGGCATTGATGGACTTTCTTACAAAGTCGTTCAAGGGAATCAGTACCAGCCTTTTGGCTTGTTCTCGTGGACCTCTGGCGCGAACAGTTCAAGCAGATACGCAAATTCTCAGCCGTTCCAATTGGTGGGCGGCACGACTTACACAATGTCGTGTTACTTGGATTTAATCAATGCATCAGGTAGCGGCGGTGCGAGAATCATTGGCCCAATTTCAGGGACGATTTCGAACACGAACCCCGGCAATGCGGCTAGTTCTGTCGCTTCGTGCATTCAGAGCGGAGGCTACTCCGGCAATCCCTCTACGGTGTTCACGCCGTCATCTACAGGGCAGTATGTTTTTCAATTCTCGAACAGCGGAATTACCGTTGGCGGTTCGCCCATCTTCATGGCTTGCGCGATGGTTCAGCCGGGTTCGAACTTCACGGGCTTCTTGCCATCGACTCCCGTCCAAACTGATACGACGACCGCAAACGCTGGAACGACTGCGTACAGTTCCGCTCCCGTTCCGGTGCAATCGACCATTGTCTCGACTCCCGGAAGCGACGGCTCTTACCTCGGCACAGGCTTAATTTACAATCGACATATAACCGGAGCTACGCAAGACGGCTTAAACGACGGCTCTACTTACCAACGGATGCCGATTTCGAACATGGATTCGAACCGCCGTGCTTTGATTGATTTTTCCCAAACGTCGCACCTCAATAAAAACACGACGTACATCGCTGGTAACATCCCGGCGAAGAATCTAATCGTCAACGGGAATAATTGCAGTGGTACGGCGGCAGCGTTACCGTCTGCTTACGGATGGACGAATCCTTACGGCGGCGCTAATCCTGGAAACCCAGCCTCGAACGGAAATTACGGCTCGTTCGGGAGCATCTCTTACGGAAAGAATGCTGCGACTCCACAGGGGTATTATCAAGATGTTCCCGTTACTGGCGGAAGTGCGTACACGTTTCAATGTTTGCTTTACGCGGGCTCTTCGGGAATGCTGCCAACAATGTGGATTGGTAACGCGGCATTTTCGACGCAATACAACTCTACGCTAATCACGACCGCGAACCCGAACGACGTTCTGCCGTACTATTCCGGCGTCACTCGCTACAATAGCGCGGTTCAAACTGCTAATCAAAGCGGTTGGTATATGGTCTACGGAACGTTTACGATGCCTTACGGCGCGACTTCGGCTCGCGTGTTGATTTACGATAATACAAACACGAACGGGAGTTTCTACATGCTCGGCGCGTTGCTTGTGGCGGGCAATCGCATTCAAGATTACATCGACCACGATTCAAATGCTGGTAGTGTTTATCTCGGGGTTCAAGCGAAGAATACGCTTCCACTCGGGCAGCACAACGCGAGCGTAGCTTTAGATGGCACTGGCTCACAAGTAAATCTCGTTCCCGATTCTGACGTAAAGTTCGGCAATTCGTATTGGATTACCGGAGGCGGTGTCTTTACTTCGTCCTACTTCGGTTACCAAGGATTCTATTACAGCGTTCCCTCCGGCGGTTCTGGCGGAAATGCGGGCCAAACGAATTTCAATCTTAGCCAATATCCGGCGGGATACATCAACGTCACGTATCCACTTTCATACACGCTAAGCGCAACGATGCAAGCAGAAGCAAATTCGACTGTTTCATTGATTCTCTTGAACGCTCAGACGAACACAGAAATTGGGCGAATCACTTCAACAGGTGGAACTTCTGGTGCGAGCTACGGGCGTGTTGTTAGTTCGCCTTTGTCCCCGCCTAGCGGATGTTCTCAAGTCTACCTTTTGGCGCAAGTTACTGCTTCGTCGGCAGAGGCGAGCACGAACGTTTTACTTGCTTCGCAGATTCAACTTGAATATGGAAACGTCGCGACGGGCTACAAAGAAAACGGCGCTAATCATACGGCCGGGCAATTCGAATACGGTGCAATGTCAACGCAAGTGAAGAACTCGCTTACATCAGCAGCGGGCGGTGACGGCTCTTACCTTACGTCCGGCATCATCAACAATCGGCATTTCAATTCGACTGGCGCGACCTTGACCGGGATTCAAGATGATTCGAATTACCGACGACTCTCGACTAGCTCTTTCCAGTCGGGAAATACGCAACTGACGCATACCGCAATGAGCCCCGGAGTGCAAACTGGTTTAAATTCGAGTGGTCAGTTGATAGGCGTGATTTCGACTACTGCCCGTGCGAATGCTTCAACGTTCTTGAACAATCAATTGAGCTTGAACGGTTTCTCGGGCGGCTCATTCCCGGTCACGACTTCAACGAATTCGTCCAACGCTGCTACGGCCTCGGTATCGTGGAGCGCATTCAGTCTTTACCTGACCGACAATTCGGCAGTAAGCATTGGTGCGGGTTCATTGAACTTCACGGGCTTAGTCGGCTCAACAACCTATTATTTCAACGTTTGGATTTCGACGATTGCGGGTGAAGGCTACACTTCGTACCAATCCGGGTCTTACTACGTCTACGGTTCCGTTTCGAGTGGAGCGCAGTCTTACGCATTCATCCAAGGAATGAACCGAGACGGTTCAGTTGCTGCAATCATCAACGAAACGGCAGCGACTCCGCTTGCCCCGGCGTCGGGCTCGAACACGGGCGGCGGTGGCGGTTACAAGCCGCAATGCCCGGCCATTCATCAATTGGTAGAAACCCAAGAACACGGCTTCATTCGTGCAGACGAGTTGGAAGTCGGAATGCATCTCCGCGATTACAACGCCGGGGAGTGGAATGTCATTCAAGCGGTACGCATCCGTGATTCGTATATCGTTGATGTTGAGATTGCCGATGAAGTCCTAAGCGTTGACGAAACTCATTTGTGGTTAGCAGCCGGAGGCGACCCTAATGCACGTTCCTTGGACTGGGTGCCGACGACGGAGCTAAGCTTAAGTACGTTGATAGCTGGAGAGAACGGGGAGAAGTTCTTCGCGGTTCAGTGCATCGGCAAGCGAGTACCGGGCCAGTACGTTCAAATCAAATGCGCTCGAAATCGTTTTATGCTCGGTCAGGCCGTTAGCCACAACATCGTCACGGAGTAAGATGTGCGTTACCATCATTTCATTAAAGAAACCGACCCGGCGAAGATACACGAAAAGATGCTCGGGATTCCCGACCATGTAAATCACTACGATTTCATGGTTCTTAACAACGGATGGACGGCTCTTAGGACGGAAATTCGGCAACCTCATTCGGTCGAGGTGTTGGCCGAATTAGGTCCGGTTTGGGCTCATGTCACCGAGAACGAGCTTAAGGTGACAGACGCCGATTTAGAGCCTTTACCAGACGAGGCGGGTTTAGCAGCGGGGATTTCTTACATGGCTGCTGCCCGGCTGCTTCATATTCATTTAGGTAAATCTCCGCCGTTCTATCCTGCTGCAATTTAAGATGCATGAAAGGGCCATTTAAGTAGCTTAAAGAAGATGCAATTAACCTGTTATCCTGAGGTATTGGCATGGCCACGAAAACGGCTGACCCTGAAGCGGGTCGGGCTCTTGTAGAAAAGCAGCTTATCGAGGCTGCGAAGATTTTAGAAGCTCCGAATAGGCAGCGTAAGATTAAATTAAGCCCGGAAGCTTATGTCGCTGCGGATAAGATTTATCAGATTAACTCCTTGGGTTCGGGCACCCGACCCCCTGGAATTAGCGAAGATGCAATCAAAGAATTAAGGCGTGAAGGCGTCTTAGATGACAACGGGGTTCACGGTCGCGGGCGCAAGTACATAATGAAAATCCGGCCTGAATTCCTTGAAATTGATGAATCCATTCCCCCGAAAAAGACTCGGGCCAAGCGCAGTTCCGGCGTTACCGCTCCTGTCGAATCGGTGGCTGCGCGTAAGCCAACTGTGGAACAAGTCCTTCGATTGGCTGCTGCAATTCAGCGAGAAGAACGAGCCGTCAACGACAAGCTTTCGCTTGAGAACGACCGCAACATAACGAGGCTAAAGAAGCTAGTCGGGACTGCGGAAGGCGACGACCTTACCCGAGCCTTTAACGAGCTTGCCAAGGCGATGGCCGAGCGCGGGCAGTTGATGACCAACGTCCGGGAAGAAGCCTTCAAAATCGTGGAAGCAAGCTCGCTCCCGGAACGCCATTTCCTTAAATACCTGAGCCGGGAGCCTGACCGCGCATAGCCGCCGAGTAATCTAGGAACCGAGCCACCCCCGCGAGGGTGGCTTTTTGATGCATCGAACAGGTGTTCGATGGCGAGCGAGGCGTTCCAGAGTGTCCGGTCGATGGTCAAAGAGTCGTTCAAGGCTCAGGATGTGGCCCTACTGATTCTTTGGCTGCTGGTCCACTTCCAGGACGATGGGAAGATTCGCTCGCCTCAAATGCCCCGCCGGAAGCGCATCGTTCTGGAGGGAGTAAGCTACGTTCTCGTCCGCGAGCCGGAATCGAAGCTCTAAGTCGTTCACCTATTCTGCACCTATCGACTGAACTTTGACGAACTTGGCCGAACTTTGCGAACGTCTCCTAATTTACTGAATGTTAGAAAAACGTTGTAACCACGGGGTTTTTCGTTCGTTTGGGTCCGAGTTAGTTCGCGTCAGTCCGAGAACGAAAACGCGGCATTTTACATTGAGGTGCTAACGTTCGCAAGGACGTGCTGGTTCGAGTCCAGTCTCGCGCACCATCGATTTAAAGGCCCGCAAGCGTTTGCGGGCCTTTGCTTTCTCAAGAGCTTGGCGGGCACGAACGCGCGCTGAAACGAAACTTCGTCGCTACGGTTTCGTACGTGGACGCGTAGCCGCGAACGACCAGGAGCTCCCATCATGTGGTTGACCCGATTTGCTATTTCGCGACCCGTCATCACGGCGATGGTCTTCATCGGGCTCGCCTTGTACGGTCTTTTCTCGTACAAACAGCTCGGCGTCAACCTCTTCCCCAACGTCGCGTTCCCGATCGTCGGGGTAAGCGCATCGTACCCGGGCGCCTCGCCCTCCGAGATGGAGAAGCTCGTCGTCAAGCCGATCGAAGATCAGCTCGACGGGATGGAAAACATGGATCGCCTTTCGGCGACCGTGCAAGAAGGCCAAGCGACCGTCATCGCGCGCTTCCGGCTCGATACCGATCTCAACTACGAAACGATCGACGTGCAACGCCGCGTCGATACCGCGCGCATCTACATGCCGACCGATCTCGATCCGCCGGTCGTGTTCAAAGACGGCTCCGAGAGCGACCCGATCATCGAAGAGGCCTTGACCTCGAAGAAGCTCTCGCCGTCGGAACTTTCGTATCTGGTTTCCCAGCGTATCGTGCCCGATCTCAAGGCCGTCCCGGGCATACTCGACGTCGAGGTTGCGGGGGATACCGCGCGCGAGATTCACGTCTTTCCCGATAGCCAGCGGCTCGCGATGACGCGCGCGACGCTGATCGATCTCGATTCGATCCTCGCGCACAATAATGCGAATTTGCCAGGTGGCCGCATGGATGCGCCGACGCTCGAGACGACGGTCTCCGTCCACGCGGACGTGCAGAAGGCCTCCGACATCCTCGCGATCCCGATCCCGATCTCCGGCGGTGCGCAGAGCAACGTGAAAATCGGCGACCTCGCGACGGTCGAAGACGGACACGTCGAACAACGGCGGCCGTCGCATTTCAACGGTGCGCCGTCCCTCTTACTCAACATCGAGCGGCAGAACGACGCGGATACGGTGAAGTCGACCGCCGCCGCGCGCACGGAACTCGCGGCGCTGGCCAAAGAGTTTCCGTACGTCACATTCACTGAAGTCAACGCATCCGCCGATTACACGCAGAGCTCCGTCAACGGCGTGTTGCAGAGTTTGATCGAAGGCATCTTTCTCACCGCGATCGTGATGCTGCTCTTCCTGCACGCGTGGCGCAACGCCGTCGTCGTGATGATCGCGATCCCGTCGTCGCTGCTCGCGACGTTCATCGTGATGAAGCTGCTCGGCTTCACGATCGATGTCATCTCGCTTATGGGCCTCGGCCTCACGATCGGCATCCTCGTCGACGATTCGATCGTCGTACTCGAAAACATCACGCGCCATCGCGATATGGGCGAGCGTCCACTCGATGCCGCGTTCAACGGACGGACCGAGATCGGGAACGCGGCGATCGCGATCACGCTCGTCGACGTGGTCGTCTTCTTGCCGATCGCTTTTCTCTCGGGCATCGTCGGCAAGTACATGAAAGAGTTCGGCATGGTGATCGTGGTCGCCACGCTGTTCTCGCTCTTCGTCTCGTTCACGCTGACGCCGCTGCTCGCGGGGCGCTGGTCCGTGAAAAAGCGCAGTCCGGAAGTACCATGGTGGGCTGCGTGGTTCCAGAACGGCTTCGAAGCGGTCGGCCGCTATTACGCCGAGCGGCTCTTGCCGTGGTTTCTCTCGCATCGGCCGATCGTGCCGATCGCGTGTCTGTTGCTCGTCGCCGCGTCGATCACCCTCGTGCCGCTGGGCTTCATCGGCTCGGAGTTCGTGCCGTCGGGAAACACCGGCGTGTTGCAAGGCTCGCTGCAGTATTCGATCGGTCAGCCGCTAGCGACGACCGCAGCGGGCGTATCGCGTTTAGAGAACGCGCTGCTCAAAATCGACGGCGTGCAATCGATCCTTACGACCGTCGGTACGAAGCCCAACGGCTTCGGCGCCGATCTCGGCGGGCATCTCGCGCAGTTCACGGTCCTCCTGGAGAAAACGCGCCGTCGCGAACAGGATCGCGTGCTTGCCGACGCGCGCAAACTCGGCTATCTCGTTCCCGGCGCCGCCTATCAGATCGCGACGGATTCCAGTAGCGGAAGCGGTGCGGCCGTAGTCTTCACGCTTACGGGTCCCGATGCCGAACTCGATGGTGCATCGCAAAATCTTGCGGCATTGCTAAAACAGCAAAAAGGTGCTATCGACGTCGATACGAGCGCGTCGCAAGACGGTCCGCGTTTGGATATTCGCATCGATCCGGCGCGCGCGGCGTTGCTCGGCGTCTCGCCCGGCGACGCGGCGACGATCGCGCGCATCGCAATCGGCGGCGTCGTCTCGACGAAGGTGCGACTCGAAACGGGGCTCACCGACGTGCGCCTCGAGCTACCGGCCGATGAACGCAACGATCTCGGGACGGTCGAACGGCTCCAAGTGCGCGCGTCCGACGGGACCCTCGTGCCGCTCATGCGCGTCGCCGATTTCACGATGACGAAGGCGCCGACGAAGATCATTCGCCAGGCGCGCAATCGCGTCGTGCGCGTGACCGCGAACGTCGATCCCAACCTCGGCGTCTCGCTCGGCACGATCCTCGCGCCCGTGCAGAAAGCGCTCGACACGCCGGGCTTCTTGCCGCCGGGCGTCCACGTCGCCGCCGACGGCGACGCCGATCTCTATAACCAAACGTTCTCGAGCATGGGCTTTGCGTTGCTCACCTCATTCTTGCTCGTCTACATGCTCATGGTCGTGCTGTACGGCTCGTTCGTCGAGCCGTTCGTCGTGATGTTCTCGGTGCCGGTCGCGGTCGTCGGCGCGCTCGGCGGCCTCGCGATCCGGCATCAAACGCTCAACTTGTTTTCGCTCATCGCGATCGTGATGCTCTTCGGGCTCGTTGCCAAGAACGGCATCTTGCTTGTCGATTACGCGAATCAGCAGCGTCGCAAGTACGGCCTCAACGTTTACGATGCGATGAAGGCTGCGGCGGCGACGCGCTTCCGGCCGATTTTGATGACGACGTGCGCGATGATCTTCGGCATGTTGCCGCTCTCGCTCGGCATCACCGAAGGTGCCGAGCAACGCGCGTCGATGGGCACCGTGCTCATCGGCGGCCTCATAAGCTCGCTGATCTTAACGCTCGCACTCGTCCCCGTCATGTATACGTACATCATGGGCGCCGTCGACAAACGCGACCATCGCCGCGCCGCCAAACGTGCCCGCGAAGAAGAACACACGATCGCCGATTTCGAGACGCCGGTTCCGGTCTAACGCTAGGAACTTTCCGCTACCGTGGGTTCGTTGGACGGTTCGGCGCGAGCGTCAAGCCGAGCGCTCGTCTAGAACCCGCAATCCGGGGAAAGCACAGAGAGTATGAATCTACCGAATACACGAGGTCTCGCGACCGTCGTAGCGCTCGCGCTCGGCTTCGCCGTCACTGCCGTTCCCGCACTTGCGGTGAGCGTGACCGTCAACGGACAAGCCGTGACGCTTAATCCGCCGCCGATCGA